AAATTATGGCTGGCAATGGCGGAATAATTGGACCAACAAACGTAACGTCTCGTGGTAAAAATACTATCACAAGTAAAACATCGAGCGCACCAAGTGCAGTTACTACACAACCTGGCACAAGGCTTGTTAAAGCTTTAATTGTTGCAGGTGGTGGTGGAGGTGGAGATGATTCTTCAGGAGGTGGTGGAGCTGGTGGTGTTAGAAATTTAGAAATACAAACACAAGGTAATATTGCTTTAGGAGCAGCAACCGTTGGAGGTGGTGGAGCTGGAGCACCCGCTTTTTGCACTGCTGCAACAAGTGGTACTGATTCAAGTTTAGTAATTTGTGGAACAACTTACACGTCAGCTGGTGGTGGAGGTGGTGGTTCTGGAGATGGTGGTCCAGGTGGTATAGCACGAGATGGAGGTTCAGGAGGTGGTGGACATGGTGCAGCTTGTAGAGAAGGAGATGGTAATGTTCCCCCTGTAGATCCACCACAAGGAAACCCTGGAGATAGTCCAGCGGGTGGTGGTGGTGGAGCCACTGCTGCAGGATCAGGAAGTAATGGTGGTGATGGTTTAACAATTTCAACAGAATATCCAGGAGCACCTGTTACAGCCGTTGGTGGTGGTGGCGGTGGAGGAACTGCAGGAACTGGAGGAACTGGAGGTGGAGCAACAAGACCTCCACTTGGAAGTGCTGCTGCAAACGGATGCACTAACACTGGAGGTGGTGGTAGTTCAGGTTCAGGAACTCCTTCACCAGATTGTAGAGATGGTGGTGATGGTGGATCAGGAATAGTTATAGTAAAAGAATTAGACAAAGCATCAGGAGTTTGGTCGATGTCCGAACAACTTGATGCATTAAATTCAGGCACATGGCCTGCAAGAGAAGCAACAATAGATTATATGGTAGTCGCTGGTGGTGGTGGTGGCGGTATGGACATTGGGGGTGGAGGTGGTGCAGGAGGTTATCGTGCATCAAGCTTTGGACCAAGTCCATTACAAGGCACAGCACAAAATTTAAGTTTAGGAAGTTATTCAGTTACAGTTGGAGGTGGTGGAGCAGGATCAACTAGTGGTCCATCAGCAGGTACAACTGGTAGTAATTCAATTTTAGGAACAATAACATCAGCTGGTGGTGGAGGTGGTGGTTCAAGACCCGCTAATACTGGACAAGCTGGAGGTTCTGGTGGTGGTGGAGGTGCTGATTGTGGATCAGCAGGATCTGGAAACACTCCTCCAACAGATCCACCTCAAGGAAATGATGGTGCTGCTAATGGTGGTGGTGGAGGTGGTGCTGGTGGAGCTGGTAGCGCTAAACCAGGTGCAAGTCCAGGACCAGGAGGACATGGTGGTAATGGTGTTCCAAATAATATTTTAAGTTTAGCATGTGCTACAACATACGCTGGTGGTGGAGGGGGTGGTTCTTCATCATGTGGTTCTTTTGGAGCAAACTCACCTAGTGCCCCAGGTGGTGGAGGTGTAGGTGCTGGTAATAGTCCAACAGTAGGAGGCGCTGGAACAGCTAACACTGGAGGAGGTGGTGGAGCTGGAAGTAATGCCCCTCCAAAACCAAGTTGTGGAGCTGGTGGAGCGGGTGGCTCAGGTATCGTTATTGCAAGAGCACCTTCAACTGCAGGAGTTTACTTTACAACATGCAGTGCATGTGCACCAGTTACATCTCCTGACGGTTCAACTCAAATTGCAGAAATAAAAACATCAACTAATTTAAATATTTTAGACACAGGATGTGGTGTGGCATTAGATTATTTAGTAGTATCGGGTGGTGGAGGCGGTGGATCTAACTATGCTGGTGGTGGTGGAGCTGGAGGATTTAGAACATCTTTTCCAGGAGGCACAAAATTATTTTTAAGTCCTGGACCAAATACAATTACAGTAGGTGGTGGTGGAGCTGGTGGTACTTCAAATGTTAAAGGATCATCAGGAACAGATTCAAAAGTAGGTTATATATTTACTAATGGTGGCGGAGGTGGAGGATCTACACCGTCACCAACCTCTAACCTACAAGGTAATCCAGGAGGATCTGGAGGTGGAAATGCTAATGACTCAGCACCTGTGTCAGCATCATCAGGTAATGTTCAACCAACAAGTCCATCACAAGGAAACAATGGTGGTCGAGGTAGACAAGGTGGGTGTAATGGTTCAGGTGGAGGTGGTGGAGCCGCAGCTGTTGGTGGAACTGGTGGTTCATCAGGTAGTGGAGTTGTTATTGGAGCAGGTGGAGCTGGAGCAACAAATTGTATAACAGGAAGTCCAGTGGCTTATGCTGGTGGTGGCGGTGGTGGCGGTCAATCAGGCACTGCAGGAGCCTCTGGAGGAACTGGTGGTGGTGGAGCTGGAGGTGGAGCTATATCAGGTTCAGGTCCTACAGGAACTGGAACAAATGGAACTGTTAATACTGGTGGTGGCGGCGGTGGTGGTTCATGTGGAACTAACACTGGAGGAAATGGTGGAACTGGAATTGTGGTATTAAGAGCACCTGGACCGCAAGGACCTAGCTTTACAGTAGCACCAGGAACCAATACAAAAACAACATTACCAGGACCTGCAGGAGGATGTACTGTAATGACATATACTGTAACTGGAACGTTGACTATAAGTTAAAATTAAATTATAAATATAACATTTAAGGAGTAAGAATATGGCACATTTCGCAGAACTAAAAGTAATGACAGATCCAACTGGATTTACGTCAAATTCACATCAAATAGTAAAAAGAGTTGTTGTTGTGGGTAACGACGTAGAAACAGCAGCAGGACCATTAGGAGAAAATGATATGCACGTGGACGGAGAAAACTGGTGTGTTAATTTTTTTAAGGGTGGTATTTGGAAACAAACTTCTTACAATAACAATTTTAGAAAAGCTTACGCAGGAATAGGTATGGTTTACGATCCTGTAAAAGATAAATTTTTAGGACAACAACCTCACGCTTCATGGTCATTAGACTCTAATGATGATTGGCAAGCACCAATAGCGTATCCTACAATTACGGATGATGAACAAGATCCAGCTGTATGGAGTTATATAATATCTTGGAACGAAGATAAATATAACGCTGACAACACAAAAGGTTGGGAAGCAAAAAAATCAAACGACGAGGCGGAAACTCCAACAATTTACGATTGGAACGGCACAGCTTGGGTGTCCGCATAGGAGGACACAATGCCAAGAAACAAAGTTGGCTCATCAAACGGTGGAGTAATTGGAAAAACGAATAAAAGTTCGTTTGGAAAAAATACTATCACATCTAAAACATCGTCAGGAGATATCACACTACAATCAGGAACTAGAGTTGTTCAAACAGCAATTGTTGCTGGAGGAGCAGGGGGAGGTCATGATGGCGGTGGTGGCGGTGGAGCAGGTGGTTTAAGAAATATTGAAGTAAATGCATCGACAAGTGTAACAGCAACAATTGGTGGCGGAGGTGCTGGCGGATCAGGACCAACAACCAAAGGTGTTTCTGGTACTGACAGTAGTTTAGCTGCTTGTGGAACAACTTATACCTCAACTGGAGGTGGTGGAGGTGGTTCTAATAATACTGCGTCTGGTAATCCAGGTGTGGCTGGGGGATCAGGTGGAGGTGCTGCAAACACAGCATGTGCACCGTCTACAAGATGTGGAGGTGCAGGAAATACTCCTCCAGTAAGTCCACCTCAAGGTAACCCTGGTGGAAATAGTGTTAGAAATGCTCCATTAGCACAAGGTGCTGGTGGAGGCGGAGCTGGATCGGCAGGAGAAAATTCTTCAGGTAGTCCTTTTGTTAGTGGAGATGGTGGATCAGGAACAGATGTAAGTCCAGATTTTCCAGGAGCACCAAACTCTGGTGTTTATGCTGGAGGTGGCGGTGGTGGAACCAATGGTGGCCCTACTGGTGGAGATGCAGGACCAGGTGGTGGAGGTGCTGGTGCTCCTTGTGGTGGAGCTGCTGGTGACGGAACTACTAATACTGGAGGTGGTGGCGGTGGAGGACCTGGATCAAACGGACCAAGTCCATCTCCAAGTAGAAGAGGTGGATCAGGTGGTTCAGGAATAGTGGTCGTAAAAGAATTAAGTAAAGCAAGTGGTGTGTGGTCAATGCAAAGTCAATTTCAAGCTAGAGGTGAAGGAACATGGCCAGAAAGATTAATATCAACTCCTTTAAACTTTTTAGTAGTTGCTGGTGGTGGAGCTGGAGCTACTCAAGGTGGTGGTGGAGGTGCAGGAGGATACAGAGCTTCTGGTTTTGGACCTTCTCCATTAAGAACTTCTGCAATAACTATTACTGATTCGCCAGGTGCTTTAATAAATATTACAGTTGGAGCTGGAGGTTCTGGATCTCCAATCACTCCAGAAAATGAAGTTGGAACAAGAAACGGTAGTGATAGTATAATTAATCCTGGTTCCACTGAAGGAACTGACATGATCACAGCTTCTGGTGGTGGTGGCGGTGGTGGAAGAACTGGACAAAACGGAGGTTCTGGTGGCGGAGGAGGAACTGGAACACCTGGGCCATCAAATGGTGGTTTAGGAAACCAACCTGCTTTTAATCCAGCGCAAGGTACGAATGGTGGAGAAGGTATTCGTGCTGCAAACCCAAGTAACCCTGGAGCTGCTGGAGGTGGTGGAGGGGCTACTGAAGCTGGTGTTTCTGGATCAGGAACAACAACTGGTAGAGGTGGTGCGGGTGCGCCTAACGATATTACAGGAAGTTCTTTATCATATGCTGGTGGTGGAGGTGGTGGATCTTTTTCTGCTAACACTGGTGCTTCAGGCTCTCCATGTGGGACTGGTGGAGCTGGTGGAAACGGTGGAAGTCAACCTGGAGGTGGCAGCACAGGTGGAGGAAATGCTACTGCTAATAGAGGTGGTGGCGGTGGTGGAGCTGGTAGAGATGGTGTAGGTGGAATGAATGCTCCTAACGGTAATGGTGGTTCAGGAGTGGTTGTTGTTAGAGGACCAAGTAGTGTAACATTTACAGTTGCACCAGGATGTAATTCAACTTCGACACACCCAGGTGGTGATAAAATAGCTACGTTTAATGTAACTGGAACATTAGCAATAACATAACATTGACAGTCATGTAATTGTTGATATAAGAAAGATATAGAAAGATGCAACTAACAAATTATTATTGGTATTTTCAATCAGCAATCCCAGAGCGTATCTGTGATGAAATTGTAAAGTATGGTAAATCCATACAAGATCAAATGGCTGTTACTGGTGGTTATGGTAATAAAAAATTAAATCAAGCACAAGTAAAAGATCTAAAGAAAAAAAGAAATTCAAATATTGTTTGGATGAGTGACAGATGGATATATAAAGAAATACAGCCATATGTTCATCAAGCAAATGCTAATGCAGGTTGGAATTATCAATGGGATTATTCAGAGGCATGTCAATTTACAAAATATGAAAAAGGTCAATTTTATGATTGGCACTGTGATAGTTGGGACAGACCTTATATTAGGGAAAACCCAAACGCACCTGATCATGGTAAGATAAGAAAATTATCTGTAACTGTAAGTTTATCAGATCCAAAAGATTATAAAGGTGGTGAACTAGAATTTGATTTTAGAGATAAAGATCCAGATAAAAAACCAAACATTCAAAAATGCACAGAGATACTACCAAAAGGATCTTTAGTTGTATTTCCTGGATTTGTTTGGCATAGAGTATGTCCTGTAAAAAAAGGATCTAGATATAGTTTAGTTATTTGGAATTTAGGGTGGCCATACAAATGAGTTTTCCAACAAAATTAAATTTAGAAGAGTATTTTAAATGTCCAATATGGTGGGCAGATGAACCTAAGTTTGTAAAAAAATTAAACAAGGCATCTGATAAATACATAAAGGATGCACAAAAAAATTTAAAAAAACAAATAGACAATAGAAATAAAAAATTTGGTGATAAAGGTGATATGGGTCATGTGTTTCACTCAACTACTTTAATTAATG